GAAAGATGCATTCAACAGGGATGGTCATATGCATAAACCTTCTGCACATATAGATGTCCAAGAAATTACTGCAACACCTGATGATGCAATAACAACATCAGACCAAAAGTATTCACAAACAGATATACAACCTGCGGTGAATGAAACATTTGATTCTAAGATTGTTAATGTCGACACCATGGTTCATTCGTATGGTAATGCAACAACACTAGATGCACCACAACCTTTCTTAGGTGAAACATATGATGACAATGGTATACTAGAAAGAAATGCATTGATGCATTTACTTCATCAAAATATGTATACAGTAGTAGTTCCATTTAGAACAGACCTAACTGTAGGGACAATTGTTAAACTTATGATACCTGAACCTGAAACAGATAAACCTGAAGGTACAGTAGATAAGAAGAATGATAATCGATACTTAATAACTGAAATAAAACTTATGGGTAAACCAGCAGACAACCAAGGGACTTTAACAATGACTTGTGTTAGAGAAGGTATATCAAAAGAATTAGAACCGAGTGTAGCAAAATGAGTCAACAAATACACCCGAGAATGATGAGTTTTTATGGAGTCGTAGAAGATAGACATGACCCTATGAAGATAGGTAGAGTTCGTGTTCGTATACATGGAATTCACAATGCAGATAAAACACAAATTGCAACACCTGATTTACCATGGGCCCAAGTTCTACTACCAACAACCTCAGCAGGTCTATCAGGATTTGGAACACAACATGGACTCGTAGAAGGGTCTACAGTATTTGGTTTCTTTAGAGATTCGTCTCAACAGAACCCAATCATTACTGGAACAGTAGCAGGTATCCCACAAGAAGGATGGAAGGTTGATGTTACAGGTAAAGAAGTTGCACGTAGTGTGGAGACTGGGTTCAATGACCCAAGAAGGGTTGGTGAAGGAATCAGTGCATATACAGATACTATTGATGGAGTTGCAACTACTGAAAACCCTAATAGAAGTTGGGGACTAGAAGTAGGATTAGACGATTCTCCTCAGATACCCGAAAGTATATCATTAAATTACTATCCAAAAGCAGACAAGGAAACTGGTAAAACTCTTGAAGCTTCTACTATCACGGAACCAACAACCAAAGAAACACCTTACTACCCATTAGAGTTTGGAGTAAGTGATGTAGACATCCATGCAAGAGGTGAGATAACATATGCAGACAGAGACTTTTCTCTATTAGATAACATGTCTTATGTCACTAAAGCAAAACCAGTTTACCCATTCAATAAAACACTAAAGACAGAGTCAGGACATCTACTTGAGTTAGACGATACAGTAGGTGCAGAAAGAATATCAGTTGCACATAGGTCGGGAACATTCCATTCAATAGAACCCGATGGGTCACAAATGACTAGAATAGTCAATGACCAATACACTGTAATATGCAAAGACAATGAAGTGCATATCGGTGGTAAAGTAAATGTTGTGATAATGGGTGACTCTAATATTAAGACATATGGTGATGTTAAATTGAAGGGTTATGGTAAAGGTGAGATTGATGTTACAGGAACAATGCTTATTAAGTCAGGTGATAACATGACTATTCAATCTGCAAAAGTATTGTCCCTAAAAGGTCAAGTCGTACAACAAGGATAATTATAATGACAGAAGAAAAGGTAGTTGTTACACCAGGCTTAGTTGTAGCTGAAACTGCAAATGCATTGAAGGTTGTATTACCTACTGCACTTCCATGTCCGACTGAGGACATATTCTCTATACCTTCAGTAGAAGATTTACTAAAACCTCTTTTAGAAATTGCACAACTTCCCGAGAAGTTGGATGCAAAACTAGCTTTGATGAAGAAAGAGAAGGAAGAAGAGATAGTCCTACTCGTCAAGAAGTTAGAGAACCCCGACTTAACTGCAGAGGAAAGAGCTGCAATACTAGAAGAGATAAGAATTGCAGAAGACTATGTTGACAATGTTATTATGGGTGAACTCTTTGAACAGTTCAGAGACATAAAAAAATCTATTGAAAAGTATTTTGATAAATTACAAAAACTACTTAGTCCATATTGGAAAGAGTCCGAAGGGAAGAAAAATTTACAACAGGAACTTACGGATGCTATCGATGAGTTGGTTGCAGATTTTCATATGTATATTCCTAACAAAATATCAGAGTTGATAGGAAAAATTGTACCACTTAGTTTAACCATTAACATCCTAGGTTTATCAATTGATATTGTTAAATTGGTAACTACTCCTTCTTATAGGGATGAGATAACAGACCAAATAGCTGGGAAGAATTTTGTAACTCAAATTATATCTAAAAGAAAACGACTTGCAGAAGTTAACAAAGAGTTAATGAATGCAAAGAACATGACTATAGAACAAATTGAGACATTAGAGAAACAGAAAGAACAACTAGAAAAAGAAATCCTTGCACTAGAAGAAAAGAGACGTGCATGGGTTGATAAGTTTTTTAATTTAGTTCCTGATGCAATCAGGAAGTTTGATGGTAAACTCTCAGAACTTAATGAAGATAGAAAGGCAAAACTCACATGGGACTACATCAAAACAGAAATTAAAGAATGGGTTACGAATGCACATATAAAAGCATTAGAGAAACTTATTGATTTGTTTGATGAGATATGGGACTTACTTGGATTACCCGAGTTACCAATATCATCTATACAAGAACTATTGACAATGGACATACCTGCGTTAATAGAAAAGGTCAAAGCATCCCTAAAGAGAAAGTTTCAAACTACTGCTAGTGAACTTAGAGAAAAGATTGCAGAGATTGATAAGAAACTGGAAACTGAAACCGACCCTGCTACGATTGATAAACTAAACGAAGAGAAGAGAGAACTAGAACAGAAACTTTTAGATGAGAAAGGAAAGTATCTAAGACAATTGGAAGAAGCAGTACTTGGATTTGAGATACCAATTATAGGAATGACCATTGAGGAGATAATAGGAAAGGATACTCGTACTAATTCAACCCTTGAAGAAAGACTACAAAGATTTGAAGAAAGGTTAGTAGACTTCAAAGAGAACTGGCAACAGAAACTTCTCTTTGCATGGGTCAAGTTAATAAAGAAATTCCTACAAGCAATCGGATTAGGTAAGTTAATCGATATGTTATTGTTAACTATGTGTGACTTCCTAAACCTAATTGGAAATCCATTTGCAGCTATGATTACTATACCTAATTTAGATGGTATAATAGATTCATCGACATACAAACCTACAGTTCGTGTTGCAAATAAGGGTGACAGTAGACTAGACTCAACATTAAAGGCCTCAGATGGAACTGCATTGGGTAATTCATTCCCTATCGATGGTAATAGTGGAGATTTATATGTATTTGTTAATGGAGTCAGACAAGTTGAGGGTTCTGCAGACAATGAGTTTAGTGTAGTTGGTAACAATATAGTTATGAACACATTATTAGATGAAGGTTTGGTTGTTTGTGCAATTAAGGTTCCAACTGATTAACGGAGTGTTATAAATAGAAGTATGGCAGTTAATATTAAATCAGAAGGCAAGAATGTTGCAACTCCGAACAGGTATAAAGACTTAGATATTTTCTTTACACCTCATCCAGTCACGGGTGACATAACAGTAAAAACTGATACGGATGCAATAAGACGTTCTGTAAGAAACATAGTCCTAACCAATAAATATGAGAGACCATTTAAACCAAATTTTGGTGGTTCTCTTAGAGACATGTTGTTCGAATTGGACACTATGCCGAAAATTAGAAGGGTAAAAGAACGAATAGTAAAAACTGTAGAAACATTTGAACCTAGAGTTAATAACGTATCAGTAATATTAGAAGAGAGTCAAAATACAAACACAATTAGATGTACTATATTCTATAATATCAACAATAGTGTATCTAATCAGAGAGTAGAATTCACACTAACAAGGGCAAGATAATGGCAGTAAACAGTTCACAAATAAACGTAACAGATTTAGACTTCGATAGTATCTCTGATAATCTTAAAAACTATCTTAAAGGACAGGACAAATTTAAAGACTATGACTTTGAAGGGTCTAGTATGTCTGTTCTTATTGACTTACTTTCATATGCATCACATATCGGTGCAGTGAACACTAATATTGCAGCCT